TAAAATAGAAAGGGGGATACTCTCCCCCAATCATTTGTCTATAGGAAACCAAACTAACCTACTGACAGTAACCACACTATAAATATAACCCTTATTTATTTATTTCTTTGTAATAATTATCTACACTAATTCCCTCTTTTTCTTCGTTCTTCATAATCAGCTGGACATTAAATATAATAGCAGATAAGTGATCTTCATCTTGCTCAACTCCTTTATAGTGATTTACTTCAAACTTTGCTAGGTGACGATGGAGGCTTTCTAATGCTGTTTCATTTGGTTGACCTTTTCTCCAGTTACCTTTATCGTAATGGTTAGCTCCATGCCTAAGTAGATACCCAAATCTAAGTCTAAGATAAGCATCTAAATGACTAGGTAATGGCTTGTTGCTATCATCATCCCTTTGGCTACCTGATTCAAATACTCTATTTGTTTTAATACTATCTGAAACATATCGACCAGTAGCAGTTGAAGTACTTGAATTATTCCAGTCTTTAATAGAACCCATATTATCTTTGTATTAGTTTTCTTAATGCCATTTCTATATTCCTTAACTCTTGTTCTTTTTGCTTCTTTAACTTCATTAAGTCTTTAATCTTTTTGGAAATATCCAAGCTACTATCTGCCATTATTTTACTCTTTCAGCCCAGAAAAAATCCTTTTTAAAATTATGTTCGTTTGTAAGGAATGGCTTTTTATCCCTATCAACATATTCAAAAATTAATAGTTTGCCAAGTGCCTTGCTAGTTCCTTTAAGGACTTCTTTCAACCTAACAGTTTCTTTAGTGGAATTGTGAAATCTCCATTCAGAACCAACAAGACTTTCTATGGCATCATACTTAATACTCATCAAGATTTCTTCTTACACGAGCTAATGTTATTGAAGATTGCTCATAAAACCTATCCTCCTTGTCAATTATATCAAGGTTGTAAAGTGCTTGACAAAATCTAATCTGGGGGTACATTAATAAATAATCTTCTAGTAATTTCAATACCTCTATTGAAGTATTATTCCTCGGATTTCCCATCCTCTTCAACAAGTTCTAAATTCTGCACTTGCTCATTATTCTTAACAAATACGTCAATCGCTTGTTTTACTACTACTGCATCATCTAATGATAAAGCACCTTTTGCTTGTGCTACTAATGCTGTTTTGATTAAAATTTCTAATGCTTGATTCTCATTCATGATTTAATTGTTTTTATTTAATTTTCTATCTGTTCATTACTATCTATATCCCAAAAATAATCGCACTCATCATCAATATAAGGTGGCTCTGTAAAGTAAGCTTGTCTCATACTATCAGCTGAAATGTAGCGATAACATTTATTTTTTAGTGGGCAATTACCTCCCTCGCATTTTGCAATATCTGGCATATCTTTTATTTTAGTAGTCAGGACAGGATTTGAGCCTGTATACAGGGACTTAAAGTAAATTCACCTTCTAAGTTTATATGGCATCCCAATTCTGCCACCTGACTATTTTTCAAAATGTAAGTTTTTATACTGACTTTATTTCAACTTTTGTAAGTTTTTACCTTTACTTTGGCACAGCAATAACATAAATAAGTGTGACTAGCAATAATATAAACTACAATCAAATTTAATTAAAAATCCTGATTACTAACATGAAAGTTATCTACAATATCATAAAAACTAGAAAGTGCTAAATTCGTATTCATTAATGACTTACCAGTATCTCCATTACGATTTTTTCTAATATAGGTAACGCACTTACCAGCACTATCTTGCGTCATATCATTAAACTCAAACTCCTTGTAATCATAGTATTCTGGTCGCCATAACATCAATACCATATCAGCATCTTGCTCAATACTACCAGATTCTCTTAGGTGATGAAGGAAAGGTATTTTAGGATCGGCTGTCTCTACTGCTCTTGATAACTGGCTAATAGCTACTACTGGTATATTTAATTCCTTTGCTAATAACTTTATCTTTCTACTAATTTCAGAAATCTCATTCTCTCTAGTTCCTTTATTTGTCTTACTAGAAATTAACTGTAGGTAGTCAATAAAGATAATCTTTACATCGTGTTTACGTTTCATAGTAATAGCTCTTGAACGTATTTCATCTATTGTAGAACCTGCTTTATCATCAATAAATACTGGGAGCTGACCTATATTTTGAGAAGATTTAAAGTATCTAGTCAAGGTAGTTTCATCCAGATTCGTGATTCGTGAATTGCAAATTTGAGATTCTATAGCGGCAAACTTCTTAGTTAATTCAGTACTACTCATTTCTAAACTAAAGAAACCTACAGGTATATTATCAAACTTAGCAAGTCTATAAGCCATATTGATTCCAAAAGTAGTTTTACCCATTCCTGGTCTACCAGCTAAAACAATCATTTGTTGGTTCTTAAAACCTACTATTATCTTATCTAAATCTACGAACTTACTTCTACAACCATTAAAATCTCCTTTAAGCTCATTTTCCTGCTCTCTAATCAACTCTATTATACTTTCACTTAAACTTATGCCACCTATATTAACAACTTCGTTAGATAGGCTTAAAATCACTTCGTTTGCGATTACTATATTTTCGTTAATATCAGTACTTAAATCATAAAGACCATTAATCAGTTTATTTGCAGTTTCAATTCCGCTACGTCTTTCGTGAAGTTCAAGTAAAATATGACAGTAGTATTCAAAAGAAGTATTGTTACTAACATTATCAGATAGCTTCATTAGTAAATCTATTCCACCAATTTGATCTAACTTATTATTGTTTCTAAGTTGATTACTAACTGTAACTATATCTATCGGATTTGATTTAGAGTAAAGTGTTTGTGCTGCAACAAAAATATCTTGTAGGTTTTGATTATAGAAACAATCCTTATTTATGATATTTACTGCATTGTTAAATGAATTACCTTGGTAAAGTATAGTTCCTATTACCTGTTCTTCTATATCTTGGTTTTGTGGTTGCTGTTTCATTAGGCTTTGATTTTAATTGGTTCAGGTACTTTTTTGGTTTTCTTTTTTAAGTTTATGTACTTTTCAAAGTTGTTAGGAGTAAATAGAGTTGAAGGTCTTAGATATTCTTCCCATTCTGTTCCTTTCCATTTGGTAACCATTGTTACAATAACATCTTTAAAATCTTCTAGGTTATACCCTTCTGCTATTCTTCCATTTATTAATCCTTGGGTAGTTTTGTTATTAGATTTAAAATTGCTTTCTGTGGTTTGATTTAAGAAATCTATAATCTCGACAATAGTATTATTATTTATATTATTAATATTAGTATTATATCCCCACTTTTGGGGAGAGGTCTCATCACTTTTGGGGATAGGTCTCACCATTTTTGGGGATAGGGTCAAAGTCCTTTTATTTCCATTTCCTATATCAATAAATGATTCTAATAAATCATAATATTCAAGCTCACTAATCCATCTACTAACAGTATTTTCTGACTTATTAAAAGATTCTGCTAAGTACTTATTACTTGCATTACATTTACCATATCTATCACAGAAATTGGCTATTAACCCATACATTAGTTTACCATTAGATGATAAATCTTTGTGGTGAAATATATCGGCTGGGATTACAAAATAGTAACCTTGTTCTTTATTAATCATAACTTGTTTGGTTTTAAGTTAATTAAATATTATTTAGGTATGTAGTCCATTGTTCTGCCATTGCCTTAGCTATACCTGTGAATGTTTTACTTCTTAGTGTTCTTCTTTGTTCTGGTGTTTTGGCATCTTGTAAGGCTTTATAATACCACATTGGCATCCTTTTCTTTTCACCTTTCTTACTAGTAAATTCAAAAAATTCTCCTTTGTCAACTATTTCAGTAGGTACTAATTTAGGCAATCCTTTCAACCATAAACAAGTACTTTTTTGTGCCTTATCTCCAAATTGCCAAGGCTGTATAATTTGGTCGGGCTTTCTCCATTTACCACTCATTATACCAATTGGGTTTTCAATTGCAATTTTTTCACAATCCATATTGGCAATTCTCATAAAAAACTCAATGCTTTTTTGTTGGCTACCATCTGCAATTTTACGTTCAAAATGCCTTGCTCCACTTACTGCCAAATCCGTACAAGGAGGAAATGCTATTATCATATCCCAACATTTAGCGTCAATGTCAAAGATACTCATTTGTATATGCCATTCGGGATGTCCACCACTTTCGGGTAGTAAATCACAACTAAACGCATCATGACCTAATTTTCTTAACTCTATAGTTACTGCTTGACTTTCTTCACATCCTACTAATATTCTTAATTTTTTCATTTGTTTGGTTTTAAGTTAAATTATTTACGTTCTCTTACAAAGAGTTTCATTACTTTATCATTGCTTTTAAATGTAATATTAGATGCTGTATTATTTCCAAGTGTAAACGAAATCTTCTTATCTTCATCCTTAGCATCCTCCTTAGAGTTAGCAAAGACTATAGCTTCATCATCATCAAACTGGAAACACCATTCACAATTATTAACAATAGTTCCCATATTGGAAACTTCTACTTTTTTCTTATTTTTTTTGTTCATAACAGGTTTTTGTATAGTTTTCGTAAATAGATTTATATAAATTTTTTAGTTTCTCGTCTCTCTTTAAATAAAACTCGGTGTACTCATTTAAGTACATAATTGTTACTCTATTCCTAAACGAATTAGTTCTTTGAGAAATAAAGTGGGCACTCATTTTGTGGTAGGTATTAAGAATATAAAAAAATATCCTACGTGCATCTACGTGCTTCCTAGTTCTTTTCTTGCCATAAAAATCTTCGATATTAATCTCCAATTCTTTACAGCATAAATCTACTAGCTTTTCAAGGTCGCTTTTAGCTATCATTTTGGTTTGGTTTTAAATTAATCTCTTTTTAATTATTTCACAATATCCTTCATCTATTTCGTATCCTATATAATTATATCCTAAGTCTTTAGCAACCTTTAATGTTGTTCCGCTACCAGCAAAAGGGTCTATAATTAATTCATTTTTATTTACAGTTGTTAATATAATTCTTCTTATTACCTCTTCTGGTATTTGACATGGATGTGATGTTTTCTCCTTACTAACATTTTTAACTTGCTGTATCTCCCACCAGTCATATAATTTAGCTCCGGTTTTTCCAGATTCAATTAATTTCTTAACTCTTTTATCATTTGGGTTTTTATATGGTTGTGTTACTTTTGAAAAATCAGGTTTACACCCCCACCAAGAAATAAGTCTGTGTTGTTTTCCAGTATTTGAATTATAAACCCAACTTACTATTTGTTCACATTTCCCAATAGATAAACTTAATAAATTTATTGTTTCTTCTGGATAATGAATTATAACGCATGGTTTTTTTATAGATGATAATAAATCAACATAGTCATTTTCATTTAATTTGTCCTTATAATCTTTGTAGTGGTATCCTTGATTATAAGGAGGGTCAGTAATTGTAATACCTTTTGGGTAATCAAATTCCCTGAAATCTGCATTAATAATTTTATTCATTTTGGCTTGGTTTTTTATTTGGTATAAGTGGTTTATCTCCTTTAATTACTGGATCGAGTGCACCACAACAATTACAACAATATCCTAATGCTTTTAGTTTGTAGTAAAACAAATCAATAAACGTATCATAAAACTCCTTATAAATACCTTCCTTGATATAATCTGGGAAAGTTGATATATAATAATAAGTAAGGGTTCTATCCTTGTTTAATTGAGCTGAAATATAATCTGGTGTTTGACCTAAATCATTGTACATAACATAGGCAATCATCATTCGTGAAGCTGGTAATGGAGTTACCCTACTTGCTCTTCTTATAGCTTTCGGGCTTACTCCTGTTAACTCTTGTATTGCTTCAAATGCTATATCCCATCTGTAGTCGTCTACAAACTTAGCTTTAGAAAGGGAAATCGTTCTCGACTTGTTTTTTCTGTGCATTTTCTCCCTTTACATAATCATTTAAAACTAAGAAGTGGGTAGAATAACCTTGAGCTTCTTTACGTTTAACTAACTTTAATTTTAATGATTCTTGCTTATCACCATCCTTAGTTACAAAACTCTTTTTAAATTGACCATTATCTGGATCTAAAAGTATTTGCTTTAGTTGGTTTAAGTTTAGGTCGATTAAGAAATCATCATTTAATTGTTGACCACTACCACAGAATTTTGATTTTTTTGTTTCCATTTTACTTGTTTAATTGATTTAATAATGATTGTTTATAATAGTTTGCTACTTTTAGCTTCTTTTGAATGTTGGTTACATCTTCCTCATTTCGGTTTATCTTTAGATACGATAATCTAAGTTTATCAGTAGTTCGGGGGTCATAACTTACAAAATACCAGTCTTTTATTCCTGTCAATATTGAATACCCTAAGATTTGGTAATAATAATCTTTCCTAGCTTTCTTAAAATCCTCTTCGTTAAGAAGTACATTATCCAAATGAATAGAAGGATTATAAGGGCACTTAACTTCAATACCAAAAGACTTATCTTTAGAAATTCCATCAGGAGTTCCACAAAAATAATCGTTATGATTAATAAGACCTGGCTTAATGATTTCAACGTCATGTAGGTCCGAGAATAAATTGATTGCTTCATCTTCATAAGAATTTCCCCAAGCTGTAGCGGCATTTGAAAAATCATTTTGGTTATTAAATTCCCCGATTAACACCTCACAAACTTTTTCTTTTACATAGGTAATAGCTCCTTGACTAAGAACTTCTGTTTTTACTCTAGGTTCTGCCATAAGTCTGTGGAGTTCACTAGGGGTAAACTTACCATACCTAGCTCTTCTCCATTCATCAGTACCATGGGATATATTAGTTATCTTTTCCATTTCCATTTTTTAATACAATCGCTGCACCTATAATAAATACAAGGAATGATGATACCATAAGTAAGCCAAGTGGAATAAATGTCTCATACCAGCTAATATTGATTAGGTTAATCGCTTTACCTACTACTAATACAGTTGTGATTAGTAAGAACCAATTTATAATGTTATCTATCTTCATTTTATTTGTTTTTAGAGTTGATATATGAATTTAAATCGGTTGAAGTCCATAAAATATTTCCCTTTGTGTCTACAGGATAATTCTTGCCATTGGTATGTTTTTTAACCTTTAGTTCTTCAATACCTAGGCTATATAAAAATCTTCCTATACCAAATTTAACTGCTGCTCTTTTAAAAGTGTCGGATGCTAATCCTTTATCCTTTTCTACATTTGATTCTGATCCAGTATCTGATTTAGTTGTGGGGGATTGATTGCCAGGAA